ATCTGACAAATATGAATATAACAGGTGACATTCTATTTCTCAAACATGGAATTTATCATATTCAATGGCAGCTACAAGGGCGTATTGTTCCACCTATTCCAGATCCTGTACCATCATGGTCCTTTGGATTTTGGTTAAATGGTATTTTGGCGGATGGGAGTAATTATTCTGGCTATACTCAAGCTCCTGGTGATGATGCTTGTCATTCAACTGGCGACATTATCATCGAAGTACAATCTGGAGATTTACTTAGATTGCGTAACACTTGCATTTCAGATGTTAATCTTAATCCAAGTGTAACTGGTAGCGTATTTCCTATCACAATCGCTTCAATCAATACGCCTTTTGATTGAAACGCACCGCTGAACACATCAGCGTTTGAAAACTCTACTTTTTTTACTTCTTTAATATTTAATTTCATTTTTATCTCCTAAATTATTTTATTTTTGTTTGCGTTCTTGTGAACGTGGGTAAATATTAAACCTTCTATTCTAAAAAGTAAACATATTTTTTTATGTTTTAAACAATAGGTGCTTGCAAAGAATCTTGAAATGCCTTGTAAGCCGCTTCATACCCAAGCGCAACGCAAACAAACGCGCCTGCATCGTGTGCGGCTTTTAAATATTCAAGCTGCCCTTCTTGCCATTTTGACTTGGTGTGGTCTTGGCGTTTCAGCTCACAAACAAACGTCCGCTGCATTGGAATAATAATATCTGGCGCGCCTTTGGTCATGCCCTCAGCCTTTTGACGCGCTACCTGTTGCCAGCTGCGTTTTCCTTCGTTTCTGATATGTGTGGCAATCAAGCCATAAGTTTGTGGGTGCTGCTTTCTGATATGCGCAAAAAACGTAATTGCTTCGAGTGTTTCGCTGGGGCAATCACCGCGAAAACCAACATCACCATAAACTTTAAGCCATTTGGGGAATTTCATCTTTATTGATTCTCATGTTGTAATTAAAAATTTTGTAAAAGTCGCCCACCTTTTGATAGGTAATCGTATCAGGTGCTTTTGTTCCTCCAATAGTGGCAGACATAAACCAATCATGTTCACGCTTAACTTTAGGCGAAAAAAACACGGTAAACGTTCGCCACGCTGTAATAAATTCAACCCGTAGGCATTCGTTTCCTGCCTTGCTAATGGTTGGCTTAACTTTCATATCTAATACTTCATCGGTTTGCATTTGATACGGATCTGATTTGCGCTCACGATATGCTCGCACCAATTTTTCATTTGGGTCAATCAGCTCCTCTTTGCACGTTGAGCAATAACGCGCTGCAATATCATTTTCAGCGTTACACTCAAAACAAGGCTTAAAACTCCATTTATAATTGCAGTAATCACTTTGGCAGGCTCGCCCGTGATGCGCTGGAAAAAATCCATGTTCAGTGGCAACTCTGTTATTTTGCAAATCGACAAAATAGCCGTTGTCGTCAATGCCAAGCCCTTCCTCATTTTTGCGTGGTTTAAATTCATTTTGTAAATTGCACTCAGGACAACGCGCAATCAGATATTCACCGTCAAAATCCACAGCATTACTTGTTTTAATATCTGGATTAAAAACGTCACCATCGGGGCAATGTCGCTCGATATTCTCGGCATAATCTAAAACTAGGCAATTATCTTTTCCATCGCTTAGGCGTAAACCACGCCCGATTATTTGCTGTAATAATGATGCTGACTCGGTGGCGCGTAGAATTGCGACTACATCACAATGTGGTGCATCAAATCCAGTGGTTAAAACTGCCACATTCACTAAATATTTAATAATTTTGGCTTTAAATTTAAGCAAAATTATTTCACGTTGGCTTGCAGACGTTGAACCCGTGACAATAGCCGATAATTCTGGCGGCAAAGATTCCATAATCTCACCCGCGTGTTGCACCGTAGCAGCAAAAAACAACACGCCTTGTTTGTCTTTTGACTGGTTTATTACGTCCGCAACAATGTCAGCCGTTAACCTGCCTTTGCCATGATATGCGCGGTCAATATCTTCTTTGCTAAAGTTACCCATTGAATTAGTTTGCATGTTCAGTGTTTCATAATGCTCGCTATGGATTGCACCAACAATTGGTTGGCACAAATAACCCTGCTGAATTAGCTCCCGTGCTGTGATTTTGTAAATCAATTTATGAAAATACGGATCGCGTGTTTTGCTTTCATGCAGTGCTACACCGCGCAAATCGTGTTTGTAAACATAACCCGTTGACATACGATAAGGTGTTGCAGACAAGCCAATAACGCGCAGGCGTTCATTAAACACTTGCAACTGGTCAATGATTTCTTTTACGGTGGGCGTTATCTTGTGGCACTCGTCAATAATTACAGCACAAAACTGGCTGCCAAACCGTTCAAGTTGGTTTTTGATGCTGACAGGCGTTCCAACCACAAGCGCATTTTGTAAGCACGTTTCACCAACGCTGGCAGAAAATAATGAAACCTCATTTCCTGTGGCGCGTATTTTGTCGGCATTTTGTTCCAGCAATTCTTTGCTCGGCACAATACACAAAACGTGCTTGCCTTTGCTAATCTTGTTTAACGTGCTGGCAATCTCAGCCACAATAATGGATTTTCCTGCACCTGTCGGCAATTCGAGAACGCATGACGCGGTGTTTTTTAAACACCACAAAATGCAGTCATCGTGCGCCTGTTGTTGGTATGGGCGCATTTTCATTTATGCGCCCCTTGCTTTTTTAATTTGTAAATATTTTCCATATGCTTCGCTGCTTGGTTGAGTTAACCCAAGTCCTTTGCACCAATAATCATTTCTTAGCAAAACTTTACACATTCTTCTCCAACTAGGGGCAATTCTTTCAGATTCAAGCAATTCTGGTGCTTCTTCTGGAATTTCATCGTATCCTCTTGCTTTCCACCATTTAATAAAAACTCTAAATCTGTTTATGTAATGGTCTCGATTATTTTTTGGCATTGATTTCAATAGCAAATTACAAAAAGAATGCCAAGTATGATTTGGTGGACATGATATTTTATTATATCCAGTCATATTTCCTGTAGATTGAATATATAACGCACCAGAATTTGCACCATTAACCCTTGCTATTAATTTGAACCATGTTTGCGGTTCAAGCAAATGATATAACCACAATCCTTTTCTTTGGTCATCTCCATAAGGTTGACATAATCTTTGTTGGCTTAATGGAACGCCTGCTTTGTGCATAAGTTCATAAATTTTGTTTGCTGGACAATCTGGAAATTTTCCATGAAAACGCCATATATCTTCAGTTTTCCAATCGTATATTGGATAAACATTAAATAAATCTCCATCAACATGGGTTGTAAATCTTTTATTTCCATGCATTTTTTTATTTGATTGAGCAATTGTTCTAAAACGATTTAAACTTTCATCGCATCTAATTCCTATAAAAGCACCACAAGATTTTCCTTCAGCATACCAAATACCAAAAGTTACCATCATTTCCTCAAATTCCATCCCATTAACATGAAATTCTGGTTTATCATCTTCTGTTATTGCCATTTTTGGAATATTTCGAACCCACGTTTCACGCTTTTCTTTATCCCAACAAACCCATCGCGGTTCATAAACTGTAACGGCATTTCTTAAAAGTAGCGGCAAGCAAAGCCAATGAAGGTCAATATTTGATTTATATAAATCAATCATTTCTTTTATGTGTTCAATTGTGTGGCTGTATTGCGCTTCAAGGTCAATAATTAACACACCAACAATACGATTGCGTTTAATAGCTTCTTTCATAACCAAGTGCATCATCACGCTTGAATCCTTGCCGCCTGAAAAACTAATATATAACTTTTCAAAATTATCAAAAGCATATTCAATTCTTGATTGAGAAGCATCAAGAACATTTATTTCTGAATATTTTTTAATTCCCATTTTTTTAACCTCAATATGAAACAGCAATAGATTTTGCACAAGCAGTTTTTAAATCAATAGCTTTATAGCCATTATTTAATAACCATGTATTTAAATATAATAATGCGGTTGAATTTGCTTTATGCTGTTCATCTTCTGTCAATAAAAAATATCCAGCTCTATAGCATGATGGAATGTTGTATTGAATACATATTGCGGCTTGACCTAACCAAGCAATTCTATTCATAGTTAAATTTGTTAAATTGTGTTCGCATGAATATCTCCATTGGTCAATTACTTTAAATAAAGCTGAAGAAAATAGTGGTATATCACGCAAAAATTCAGCATATAATTTTTCATAATCTTCTTTTTTTAAAGACAAATCATTTCCTTTTTTATTATGAAATCCTGCTGGGTAACATTCCCATTTATCCCATGTATGATATATTCTTTTCATGTTATTCTTCCTCAACATCGTTAAAATCAACATCAGCATCAACGTCCCAAGATGAAGAAAAATCATCATCTTTAAATAATTCTGACATTCCACTGATTTGACAAAGTCTTAATACTTCATCGGCTTCCATGCCCAAATTTTTTGCTATTTTTTCGTCAGACCAATTTCTGCGTTTTAATTCAATAACAATATCTGACATAGCTTCAATTTTATGCTTTCCTCTTGCCCTATTGTGTCGAATAGTAGATGCCATTCGATTATTTTTATCTTTTTTATCATCTCTTATTTGAACAATAGGAAGATAACCAAATATTTTATTTTGAATATCCAAGCATTCTTTACCAACTCTATGTCGGTGAAATCCATCAATAACTTCAAACTTTTCATTATTATCGGGCATAGAAACTATTGGTTGTGTATAACCATCTTCTGATATTGATAATCTTAGCAATTCCATTTCAGGAGGAGCTACACTGTTTGGATTGTAATCATTTTGATAAACATTTTGATTTTTAACCCATTTTACAAAATCAACTGGCTCTAATTTAAATGGACTTATTTCATGTAATGCTTCTCTTGCTTGATTTATTAAATCAATTTTTACATCTAATGGCGTTTGATCTATTTTTTTTATCAATTCTTGTAATAATTCTTTCATGATAATCTCCAGTATTCTGTTTGTTCGCTTGTATAAGCTGTTAAATCCGCATCAGGTAGCAATTCTTTTACCGCCTTTGCATAACTCACCGCGCCTTTCTTAACTACCTTGGTTAATTTGTGCCCGTTAATGTCGCTGTCTTTCTCGTTGCAATCAAAAATTATTTGTTCAAGAACTTGTTTTGATATATCTTCCAGTGATTTTATTTGCGCCTTTAATTCAAAATAATAATCAACGCAATCAGATATGGTTTTTTTTTCAATTTTAGATCTTTTGTTCTGTAAATATTCTTCTGAATTTTCAATTTCAATTAAATATTCATCATAAAACGATTTTAAAATTGGCAAATTTTTTTCAATCCATTTGCGATCATAAGCATAAGTTTCCAAATAATCCCCGTTTGGTGTCCACTGGTAAAAGTCACACGCGCTCATGCCGGTAACAAACATTTGAATTTGCACCTGCGCATAATAATGTGGTTGCTGCTCCAATGTTTTAAAAACTGGCGGAATTTTATCTCGTTGACCATATGGGCATTTGATTTCAATCAATCTATCAAAGCCAACAAAACCATCAGGACTTGCACCAAGCCAATTTTCAAAAGTATGAAACCCCGTTTTTTCTACCGTGTTACCTGTTTTTAGTTGATAATCAATTGCCGCCATATCTTCATGGAACTTACCGTACTCGGTGGCTTGATTACCTTTGAATTCACGCTCATAACCGTGATATTCTCTAACCATATTACGCATAACATCTTCACGTTTCATAAATGGCGATAATCCTAAAATTGCGCCTACGCTTGAACCGGTCACCCTGCCTTTGCGTTGTTTAAACCATTCTTTTGTTCTTTGCTCAATCATTTCATTCCCCTTAAAAAACAAAAAATTTTATTACTTAATTCACTATTGTTATGTTTATCTGGATGGCATAAATAAATTATTTGTTTTAATGTTTCTTTATCTATATTTTGTTTTCTATTTTCAAGTTCATAAATTCTTTGTTTTAAATATTCTTGTTCCTGCTTTTTATTTTTAGAAAAACAAGCAGCACATATTTTTTTATAGCCTGCATCTTCATATTGCATGCCGCATTTGCACGTTTTTAACATTATTACTCACCTTTAGTAATTGCACATCCATGTGCTGTTGTTTATTAAATATTAAAATGGAATATCTGGGTCAAAAGCATCGTCATCAACTGGCTTTGCTTTTGGTGCTTGTACTAACACAGGTTCTTCCGTGCTTCGTGGTGATACCGCTGCAACCCAGTTACCTTTCTTGTCGTTAATCTCCCAAACCATGACTTTAATCAGCATGGGTTTTTGCATTAGATTTAAAAGCGTTTCATTGGTTGGTGCAGAATCTGACTTGGATAATTTACCACCCGCATTTTTATCAATAGCCGCTAGCATATTTAAAGCCTTGTCGCGTTTCTTTGTGTCTGCATCAAAAATGCGCACTTTTTGAAACACTTTTCGGTTTTTATATGCGTCTGGCTTATTTACCGTCCACGCCAAATTGATATATTCATCGCCTTGATATTCTGCAATGTTAGCCTCAGTAATCATGGCTAGGCAGGTTGTGTTTTCTGGTATCAACGCAATTCCACCGTTTGATTCAAACTTACCTGTTGTGTCTGTTGCTGATTTGCCTTCGCTTGTTTGCCAAAAACTCATTGTTGTTCTCCTAAAAATGTCATAAATGGGTTAACCCCGTGTTGTACAAAAATATCGTCAGTTATACCCATGCGGTTTTTGCTAACGCTTGACGCTGCACTGGTGCATTGGATAATGCGCTCACCCGTGCTTTTTGCTTTTGATTTCTTTTGCTCATCTTTCATAACAAAAGTTTCAAGGCGCATATAACCCACAAAGTCTACATCGTCAATGTAGTGGCTTTGGCTTTTCTTTTCCATTTTCAAACCAAACTGTTGGTAAGGTTCGCTGTCTGGCAGGTCAATCGTATTAAGCTCTGCATGGCTTAAAAAAATGATGTTCATGTCTTTTTTATCAACTAATAACTGGCAGGCTTTTCTAACTCTGCCGTGCATACTGCTCAACGCTTGATAACCAGCACCATAACCACCCATTGCCAATGCTAACGCTTTCGCGCTGGTATTACCTTTGGTTACTTCTTCGGTAAACAGGCGATCTAATTTACTGATTGAATCAATCACCAATGTTTTATACTGGTGGTTTTCGTTAATCAAAGCGAGTAATTGTTGATATATTTCATCACTGCTTGTTAGCAATGGGAAAGCATCAGGCATTGCATTGGCAGGAACAGACGATAAACCGTCTTCTGCTCTTATAAAAATTGGTGCGGGGAATGTTGACGCTAAGCTGGTTTTACCGATACCAGCTCCACCGTAAATGGTAAACAAGCGGTATTTATTGACGGGTTTGCTAATTGTATTTAAAAGACTCATTGTATTGCTCCGCATTGGGATTAAAAAAATATTTACTTACTACGGGTACAATATTACTAAAAATAGTTTATAATGTAAACATATTTTTTTAATTTTTAAAAAACATTAGGAGCAACACACCATGACACCCGAAGAAATCAAAGAAAAATTGCGCGTTATGAACATTAGTAAAGTAGCGGAGGAGTCGGGCGTGTCGCGTAATATGCTGCACCGATTCCTGCACGATCAGTTTAAAAAAGAAAAAACACCCTACGAGCGCACCGTTGAAAGATTGGCTCAATATCTGGGGCAATTATGAATGATCTACTTAACGCCATGCGTGCATCGGGTATCAATCCGCCATCATATATAAAGCAAGACGGCAGCATTACACGCTTTGCCACCACAGGCAAAGAGAAGTCTGGCTGGGTGTCATTATTTATTGACGGCAAAGGCGCGTGTTATGGCGATTGGAAAACAGGCGAACAACACGTTTGGTTTGCAGACGGTTTTCGTAGCACTGAAAACGATTACGAGCGCGAACAAGCCATAGAGAAAGCCAAAGAAGAACGCGATTTTGCCTATAGTAACGCGGCTTTTAATGCGCAGGAGCTTTATGCAAAGCTACCCCATGCGCTTGAGCATGATTATCTAACCCGTAAAAATGTTAAAAGTGATGCAGGACTGCGTTTATATGATGGCAAGTTAACCATACCTGTTTATGGCATTGGTGGCGAGATCCAATCATTGCAGTTTATCGCAACAGACGGCACGAAACGCTTTTACACTGGCGGTAAAATGCAGGGTGGTTACTTCACTATTGGCAAGCCAGACGACATGGTGTTAATTGCCGAAGGTTACGCCACCGCCATGACATTGCATGAAGCCACAGGCAAATGCGTTGTTGTGGCGTTTAACGCTGGCAATCTCAAACCAGTGTGCGACATGGTGCGCAGTCAATACGCTGGCAGGGTGATTATATGCGCTGATAATGATGCAAGCGGTGTAGGTATTGAGAAAGCCAACAAATGCGGAGTAGAAGTATTGCACCCGCCTATTGTTGGTGAGGATTTTAACGACATGGCGGGCAGAGCTGGCATGGCTGCGGTGGCTGATTTTGTTATTGGTACAAAGCAAAGCCTGTTTGTATCAGTGCATGATTTGATGGCAGGCATCACCCGTGCTGATTGGGTAATTAAAAACTTGCTGGAGAAAGGCTCAAACACGTTATTGTTTGGCGAGTCTGGCGCGTGTAAATCGCTGATTGCAATGGACTGGGCGTTCTGCGTTGGTAATGGCATACCGTGGCACGGTCACAAAACCAAGAAAGGAACGGTGGTTGTAATTGCTGGGGAAGGGCATCGAGGGCTTGCAATGCGTATGCAAGCACTCAAACAAAAATATAATATGAAACCTGACAATATTTATTTTAGCACAAAAAGCGTTAATTTGCTTGATGTAGACGCGGTCATGCGTGTAACCAGTATATTAGATGGATTAGCACTGGAACAGCCACCATGCGCCATTTTCATCGACACAATGCACAGAAATATGCACGGTGACGAGAATAGCAGTGAAGATATGGCTTTATTCTTGGCTAATATGGAATTATTGGCTAAAAAATACAATGCCGCGATTGTGCCAGTGCATCACAGCGGGCATGGTGACAAAGGAAGGGCGCGTGGCAGCTCCGCCATAAAAGCAGGCATGGACGCAGAATTCTGCATGACAAAGAAATCCAAGATGGAAGTCACGTTTAGTTGCACCAAATCAAAAGATTTTAGCGCAAGCAATAATATGGATTTCAGAATTAAAGTTGTCGATTTAGAAGGCGATTGTTTTTATGACGAGGACGAGCAAAAACAGATTGAGGGTGTTTATTTGGAATATGTTGGTCAAGCTGAAGACAAAAAAGAGTTAACCAAGACCGAACAACAAACTTTTGACGGCATGAAAAAAGCCATTGAAGCGACAAAAGTACAGGGTGAAAAATATACATTACTCGGAAAAGACCAGTTTGTACTAACACTTGTACAATGGAAACCATTTGCTTATGAAATGTACACGGATAAAAACGCTGGGCGACACAAAGGAAACTTTGACAGCAGTGTAAAATCTTTGTTAAATCAAGAAGTTATCGGCAATGATGGCGATTATTATTGGATTAAATAACTATGTACATTTATGTACATTGTATATAAATGTACAATGTATAAAACTGATCCAAAAAATGTACATACATATACACACCCCTTTAGGGGTGTATATGGATGTACATGGATTTGTATATTTTCCTGTATGAATAATAAATTTACTATTTTTTACTTTTTAGAATATAATCTTTTTAACCAACCCAGAAATCACTTTTTTAATAATTGGCGATTTATCAATGACTGGGTTGGTTGGTTTTAATCATGAAGAATTAAACCCTAACGCGTGTCCTCTCGCACGAAAAAAAGACGGGAGCAGTTTTACTAGCTGTCTTGCTTGCAACGCTTCTGTGGCTAGGTT